ACTCTCTTTAATCGCGTCGTCGAATTCGAAGTCGGAAAGCCCGGTCAAGAAGGTTTCATTTTTAGAGACCTTAAAATCGGTTTTTCAATTACGAAAACGGCGGATTCAAACGCGAACCCGGGGAGAGTCACGGTCACAAACCTATCGAAAACGACGAGAGACCGTCTCAAAGACGAAGGGCTCGTTTATAAACTTCGCGCCGGTTATTCCGGTCTTAATGAAATCCCGCTCATAAAAGAAATATCAAGCGGAGACGTCCTCGACATTTCCACGCAACGAAGCGGAACGGAACCAAGGCTCTCGCGGAGAAGACTCTCGACAAATCGTTCGAAGAGGGAATCTCCTTTGGTTCGGTCGTCGACGAATTCGCGAAAGCCTTGGACGTCACGAAGGGCGCTATCGAAGGGATAACTCAAGAAGTATTCAATTCCGGATATTCGGCGACCGGGAAAGTTAAAGACCGCCTCGACGAGCTTACGCGCAAACAAGGGCTCGAATGGTCCGTCCAAAACGGGGAGTTAATTATTCTCCCGGAAAACGGGAAAACGACCGAACAAGCCGTCTTATTAACTCAAGAAACCGGACTTTTAAAAGCCTTTCGGGAAAAGAAGAATAAAACCGGACAAACGGCGCTCGTCGACGTTCTCCGTTTTTCTTGTCTTCTTAACCCGGATATTCGAGTCGGACGAGAAATCGCTATTTTTTCGGCGCTCGACGAAATCGGAGAATCAATTTTCCTTCCCGCCTTTTTCAAGGTTCGCAAGGTCACTTTTTCGGGAGATAATAAAGACGGGAAATTTACTTGCGAAGGAGAAGCCATCGAATGACAAAAAGAGGAAGCGAAAACATAACTCTTCCGGAGCTTCTTAACCAAGCAATAGACGCTCGGCTCGCCGACGTGAACGTTTGTCTCCCGGGCGTCGTTGAATCTTATAACCGCGAGAACCAAACGGCGAAAATTCAACCGGCGTTAAAAAGGAAATATCTCGACGGAAGAGTCGTCAATCTCCCTATTATAAATAACGTCCCGATAGTTTTCCCTCGCTCGTCGTCCCATCATATTCACTTCGACTTAAAAAAGGGCGACTATGTTACTCTCGTATTTTCACAAAGGAGCCTTGATTCTTGGAAAGAAGCGGGCGGCTTGGTTTCCCCTAACGACCCTCGACGATTCAATTTGTCAGATGCTTACGGAATTCCCGGAGGCTTCCCAAAGTCCGAAGGATTTTCTCCGCGCGGCGGAGAGTTTTCTTTTGAGTTAAGCAACAAAGACAACTTCTTTTCGCTTGAACAAGACGGGACGATAAAAGCGGAGAATTTAAAAGGGAAGACCGCCATAAAAC